GGTTGGAAAAAACCAAAAGTTCAAACATTAATTTGTGGTTACTGCAAAGAATGTAACAAAGAATTAATGAGTGATAATGGTGGTTGGATAGTAACTGCAAAGAAACAATATTTTTGCCATGATGGTAAAGAAGGTTCTTGCTTTGACAACTACTGTGAGTTAAAAGTTAAACAACATAAGGAGCAAAATGAAAAAAGGTTATCACAAAACAGCTACTGGTAAGATCGCAAAGAAGGGTCTTTACTATAATATAAATAAGAAAAAAAAATCTGGTACTTCAAAAAGTAAAGCTAAAAGCACAATCTCTGCGAAGGCTTACAAAAATATGAAGTCTGGATTTAAAAAGTAATTTTTCTTAACTCTTCAAACTCATCCCAAATAGTATTGCCAGGATTCCAATATCGTTTCTTCTCTATTTTATTTTTTAGAGAATGTAATACAGTTGTGTGATCCTGGTTAAACACTCTACTCATTGAAGATATGCTTACATTATATTCTTCATGTAAAAGATTATAGACAATACTTCTTGCTCTAACTACATCTGAAGTTCTACCTTTGCTAAACACATCATGTTTGCTAACAGTATATCTTTCACACACTTTATCTACAAGTTTAGAAACAACTTCTATGTTTGCATTCTTATATTTGATACCAACTTTATGTTTAACATTGCTATCTATTATTGGTTTCTTTTGTAGCATTTCTGCTGCATATAAAAACCCCTCTGAAAACCCTACCTCATATAATCTTTCTTCTTGGTTTGTTAGAAGGTAGAATGCTTTCTTTACTTTATAGATAAAGTGATTCTGGTTTAAATTTTTAATATGTTTATTGTAATGTTGATTTATATTTATGGTCATAGATCCCCTACGTTTTCCTTTCTTTTTTTTCAACTCTTAGTTATTATCTATTTAAATGATAACAACTGCTCTTGCGTCTTTTCTATTTTCCAAAACAATCTATAAGAATCTTTTTGATACTTATTTGCTTTTTGTTTTGCTTCCAGATACTTCTCGTGTTTCTTCGCTTGAAGATCCTTCAACTTTTGTAGACGCACTTTGATGTTTTCCATCATGCTCCTTTTTCACTTTTGTAGAATCGAATCTTAAATTATCGATTTTACATTCTACTAACTCACCTCTATTTTGAGTGTTAGTAGCCTTTTGTATATCATCAAAAAATTCAATCATTTCAAAATGACATTCTCCATTGATAATTCTTTTAAATTTTGTCATATTTATTTGTTTTTTTCAACTTCTTTTTTAATCAAAAAATCTATATACTGTTTGGCTTTTTTAAGATCTTCAATACCATTTTTTCTTTTATATCTAGAAATGTATTTAATTACATTGCCTTCACAAAAATCAAATTCATTTTGAATTATAAAGTCAATAGGTTCAATCTTATTTGCTACGTAATGTTTGGGTTCTTTTATATTATCTGTCATATTAAATCCTTTTTTAAGCAAGGTGGGGAAAACGGAAAGGGAAAAAAACCCCACCCTGCTTGATACATTCTAATTAATTAGAAAGTATATTCGTTATTAGCACCATCATTTGCTTTTGCAAAGCTATTATTAGTAGCTTTTCCTGCTCCACTTGGTGTTAAAATTATTGTCAACTCACCTTCTTTAACATTGCCATCTTGATCTTTAGATGGAAACGCAGCTTGGTTGTACCATTGACCATTAACATTTACTCCAACTGTCCAGTTTTTGTCTGGATGTTTCATGTTTTTTGGACCAATATAAACTGGAACTTTATCTGCTGGAGATTTCCAATCTGGGTTTTTTACTAGGTTAATGTATATTTTATCCATGTTCTTTACTCCTTAGTTATATCAATCTTTATGATTGATTATTTTTTAGTTGAACCTCACGAACACCAGCAGCGTCTGCTACTTGTTTATATGCTCGTAAGTTATTTTTAATTAGATATTGGACTTGCTCTCTATACTTAGACTTAACAGAATTAAACTCTGTTAAACTTTTAGCATTTTTAAGTTCATCTTTTATCTCTTCCACATTTATACTATCATCAGTATATTGTGGTTCTGCTTCTACAGATGGCTCTGAAGAATTTTGTTTAAATGGTTTTGCATTATAACCATCTTCTAAATCCATTCCTGTCTTTAGATTTAATGCGTTTAAGAAAGCATACTTTTTACTGTATGACATAGCTTGACCAGTTCCATATTTATCTAAACCACCCATTGCAGTACAACCATCAATTATAATAAAATTACTTGGTTCATCAACGTCAGTTATTTTCATAGTGCAAGTTACGATTACAAACTTGTCTGTTACATCTGTAATGTAATTACAAGTTGGATATAATCCATTTTCTAATAGAGCTGCCATTGCAACTCTTTGAACGTCATCGTGCAATAAAGGATTAAAAGGCATACCTTTAACTTTACTTGCTTTCTTTACACCACTTGCATGATTACAAGCATTGTATAATTTCTTATGTATGTTTCCCATGTTTTTATTCTCCATTTTATATATGTTATTTGTTTCTCTACTCATATTTTACTCCCCATAGTTTGGTTATTAATTGTTTTTGTTCATCTGCTAAATCTTTGTAATAAAAAAAGTGATTAAGATCTGGTGGTTCAATCATCATTGCTAATGTTTCCAACTTACCTTCGGCAAACATAATCATTCTTTCCCAAAGTAAGATCTTCTCAACCATTTTAAAATAAAGATATTCCAAATGATCTGCCTTCATTAACTCATGGCTTTGGTCAAAGATAATATAATCTTTGTCATTAACATATACCAAGTAAGGTATTTTTTTTGTTGCCATGTAGTAGAATGAAGTTTGTGTTAAGTTTTCAATTGTAGGTTCAGTAGGTAGATCTTGAGTTATCATGTTCCACTCTTCTTTACCTTTTACTTTTCTTAAATTAGGTGGCTTCGTTTTAAGTTCTATAAATTTTGTTTTACTTTCATAATCTATACGACCAATGACAGGTTTAATCATAGTCATTTCTTTTTGCTCGACATACCTTTCACAAACTAATTTTTCTTTACCAATAATATCCTGGACAACTTTCTTTGTAATTGGAATACAATCTTCGGCAAACTTCAACATTGATTTTCTGCCAAACTTATCTTTAGCATCTACTGGTTCTTTTTCATTTATAATTTCTAATTCTTTTTTAAAACAATTTTGGTAGCTTCTATCTTCTTCTGTAAACTCATCTTGCTTAATTGTTTTTGATTTATAAATTACATCTGCAATCATTCTCTGAACCACATTATTAACTAGGTTACCAAAGTTTGCTTTATATCTAAATGCAAATGTTCTTCTTACTTCTTGTGGGAAAGTATAACCAATTAGATTTTTTGCAAAGGGTGTTGATGTTGATGAATAAGACCAATGATCTAAACCTTCACCACCATTAAATATTGAAAATGCTTTTTTTATTTTATTTTTTTCCATTTTTTCCAATCTGTTTTTTTACACTAATTATAATGATTTTTTAATGTTGTCAACGGATAATTTTAATTGTATAACGGAAAGAAAATGAATAAAAAAAAACTACCATATAAAAAGGTGCGTATTATTTGGCAAGATATTTGCTCATCTTCCCAATGGTATGATGATCTTACTGATGTTGATAAGTTTAGTTATTCTTGGTGTGAAGATGTTGGTTATTTATATTATAAAGATTCTAAAATAGTAAAAATCTTTACATCTTTTTCTTATGATGATGACAAACTATCTATTGGAAACATAACTGCTTATCCAAAATCAGTAGTTAAAAAAATATTGTACGAAAAATGACATACTCTGGAATCTTTGATGAAATAGATTTAAAAGAAGTTAAAAAATTAAAAGATGAAATTAAAAAACTAAAAAAAATAATTGATGATCTTGAAACGCATATGAACTTAAAAGATTTTGAGATACAAAATTTAAAAGAAAGATTAAAAAATGGCTAGAGATGTTTACGCTTTTAGTAATGGCAAATATTCTGATTGGCACAGAAAATATGACGGAATTGCTTACATCGATGTAGATTCTGTTGAATGCTGTATGTATTGTTACGAACCTTTAGCTATTATTGAGACTTGTTATGACAAAGGTCAGAAATTTAAGGCTACAACCCTCTCAAAGATCATCGCTAGTCGCCTAAATATACCCTGCTTTTTAGTGTTCTATAAGGAACTGGACAACACAAGCCTAACCTTTAGGATCAAGCGTATACGCAGCTCTCAGACCGAATTTCAGCTTATGAATGAGAATGAATGGGTAGAAATATTAAGAACTTTGCACGACCACCACAAAACACTATGTAAATCAACCAAACGAAAGGATAAATAATGAACATAACAACCAGAGGTTTTCTTCATGTAACCTATAAACTTTATCATCATTTAAATATTTTAAATGGTGAGGAAAAATCTACTTGTTTAAATGTATTTCTATCTATTATGAAATATGCCTGGAAGAAAAATGGATACAAGGCACAATTAAGGCATGAAACTATTGCTAAAGATACAGGATTATGTCGAGCCACAGTTAAAACTGCTATTTCTAAGCTAGTTAAATTAAATATTATCTCTGATATTAGAGGTAGATCTGGTAAAACTTATATTGTTAATGATACTTTTTTGAAAGCTGAGAATACTTATGATAGCCATAATACGTCTATCTCAAAACCTCAGATAGCTAAACATTTAGCGTCAGATAGCCAAACATTAGCTACATTAGAAGAAACAATATACATTAATAATATAGGTAAAATAGTTAAGAGATTAGCAGGGGATAAGGAGAAGATAATAAACGAATTATCAACCCTACCTATTGAAGAACTAAAAGCAGATAAATCTAACCCATATTATTGTAAACTTGCTATTGAGAAAAAAGAAGATTCTGGAAAATCATATGTATCTCCAGATAAAATTTTATCTGCATTGTCCAATTTAAAAAACCAAAGGAAAAAAGCTAACCCCTTTTACAAAGCTAAAGTTGAATACAATAAAAGAAACAATCTAAACTGGAAAGGAGAACCAAAAAATGACAAATAAAGGTAAAATAATTTTTAGAATAAAAGATCTTATTTTAAAATGTAGAATGAAAGGTAAATTTAAAATGGCTATTAAATTAAAAAACATATTAAATCAATTAAGCGATAGGAGTTAAATTATGCCAGGCAGACCAATGAGAAAGGTATTTTGTCAAGGTTTTACCAGAGCTGGTTTAAGACTTGGCTTAAAAATACCTTGTAAAATGAAAGGCTATTTACTTGCAAATAATACATACAAGTGTAAGTATCATGGCTATCAAAATGTTAAGGGATTTAAAAAGGAAAATTATACCCATGAAACAAGAATAAAACAATTAAAGACGCTCTTACAGTTTAGGAACTATACAGATGAACAAATCAAAAATTACTACTACGAAAAAATCAAACCAGGAATTGATAACAATAAACCAAGCCGATACAATCTGCGAGCAACTAGCAAATGGAAAAACCCTTACCGAAATTCTGGAAAATCAAAAAGTCTATC